GATAACGCAGATATCAATCAGCGCCTGATGGAAACGATTGAATGGATCAGCGAGCACTCTCAGTACGTCCGCATAGCGACGGCTGACGGGGTTATCGATGCTGACGAACGCGAGCGAATTGAAGAGAACAGTTACCAGGTAATGGCGAAGTGGCAGGAGCATTTAACGCTTCTGTATCGGGTTTTTTGCGCGCCTGAAAAGGGTGACGCCAGCGAGTGTGCAGCTCCTGGCGTCGTGGCGCATAGCAATCGTGTGGAGAACTAACGCATGAACAGTTTAACGGTAAAAAACCGTTTACCGCAACTGAGGATGATCCCGATTCCGGGTGTTCCGCTGTTTCGGTATGAACGCAGAGTATCAAACCGCTGGGTTGCATGTAACCACAGCCGAGCGGCTGGCGTCGTGGGTGTCTACTACCGGAGGGCAAAACGTTTATGCGCGTCCTTAACCGATGGTTCAGAGACAGAAGGGGGATACCCGTCCACGTCATCCGCTGGGAGCCAGAGACCCGGCGAG